CTAAGGGAGTTCGATTCTCTCTGCTGGTATATGCAAATACACTCATTAAAACTTACTTTTCAAGATATCGTAACAAAAGACGTTGCAAAAATAGCCGTAGTAAACGGTACTCTTTTTATTGATACAGGTAAAACAATCGGTGATACAACCGAACCAGAGTTTGAAACAATCAACTTCACCACCGCCATGAGCCGTACACCAGCTTTAAAGAACGCTATCCAAGAGCTTATAATGGAAGCTGTGACCTTGAAAAACCTTAAAATAGCTAAAGAGAATGGAAACCTAACTCATTTCTTAGAAGCTAGTGGAGTACAAACAAAACCAATTCCTGTAAAGAGAGTAAGTAAGACTCGTAAGAAGAAATAATATGACTTACAAAGAAATAATAGAAACAAAAGGAGACATTTTAAACCTTACAACAGAAGAGTATTTAATAGTATCAAAACTACCAGAGTTTCTCCCAAAGATAGAAGGATATACAGTAGATAAGATAGGTAGTAAAGAAGTTAAGATAAAAGCATAATATGGCTAGTGAGAAAGCAAAACTAGCTGGAAAGAAAGTCTTGGAAAGTCTCGGAAAAGGGAAAGCCCCAATATTGGGACAGGTTTTAAGAGAAGTAGGCTATGCGGACAACACAGCAGACACTCCCCAAAACGTAACTAATACAAAATCATATAAAGATGTAGTGAACCCTTTTATAAAGAAACTAGAAAAAGAACGCGACAGAATCGTTTTAGAGATGTCAATAAAAGACCTCGACACAGTTCAGTACCATCATTTAGTAAGTGCGACCGATACTTTAACTAAGAACATTCAACTACTTAGTGGAGGAGAAACAGAAAGAGCAGGAGTAACAATCAATGTTGTTAAATATGGAGATAACAATACCCCATCACTTTAATCCAAGAAAATACCAGTTACCTTTTTTAGAGGCAATGGATAATGGAAAAAAAAGAGCAATACTAATCTGGCACAGGCGAGCTGGTAAAGATAAAGAGTGTTTTAATTTCATGATTAAGAAGTCCTTTGAAAGAGTAGGGACATATTTCTATTTCTTACCAGAATATTCACAAGCAAAGAAAGTGATATGGGACAACATCGACAATGATGGCTTCAAGATGCTTGACCATATACCTAAAGGAGTAATTAAATCAGTGAATGGGACTGAACTAAAGATAAACTTAATAAACGGAAGCGTTATACAGCTATTAGGGGCTGATGTTTTTGATAAAAGTGGTGTTGGTACTAACCCGGTGGGTGTAGTGTTCAGTGAGTTCCCTATCCAACGACCAGAGATATGGGGGTTTGTGCGCCCGATTCTTAAAGTAAACGGTGGATGGGCAGTCTTTAACGGCACACCCAGAGGTCAGAATCACGCGTATGAGATGCTTAAGATGGCAGAATCAATGCCTGAAGAGTGGTTCACACAGATACTAACGGTTGATGATACTAATGTTTTGTCTAAAGAAGACATTGACCAAGAACGAGCAGAGGGAATGCCCAACGCTTTAATCGACCAAGAGTACTATTGCAAGTTTATAGAGAACGCGACGAACTTCTTTCGGAACATATCAGACGCTTGTATCCTACAACCACAAACAGAGAACACTTTATATTTGTACCAGATGGGAGTTGACCTAGCTAAGTATCAAGACTTTACTGTTATTTCAATAATAAACCTTCACACATTCGAACAAGTCTATTTAGAAAGATTTAATCATTTAGACTGGAATATACAGAAAGCACGGATAGAAGCGGTATATCATAAATTTGGACGCCCTACAGGCTTCATAGACGCCACTGGAGTAGGTGACCCGATAGTAGAAGACCTTAATAATATGGGTGTAGACCTAGAGGGTTTCAAGTTTACTGAACAGTCTCGCAAAGACTTATTGACTAATCTAGCGTTAAAAATGGAGCAGAGAAACGTCGCCCTGCTAGATGATGATGTACTTAAATCAGAGTTATCATACTTTCAATATGAATTAGGTAATCAAGGTAAGCTTAAAATAAAAGTACCTGAATCATTACACGATGACACAGTTTTTAGTACTGCCCTATCGGTTTGGAACCTACCAGCTAACCCAATCAGACAGAATAGATTGCAAATGCAATCACAAGGATTTACTAGCATAGAACCTTTTGGTATATAAGTGATATAATTACACCATGGATAACGACACTTTAATACAACAACATCAAAGAGAAAAAGAACAATCCGCACAATTCAAGCAACGGAGACTTCCACAGTGGAACGAGAATTATGAATTATTCAGAGATAAAGTACTGACCAACCGGTTAACACAACGGCAGGCAGTTAACATTCCTATCATTCGTGACACGATTCAATCGTGGATTAGTAAGATTGACGAAACGCCAGAAATTTTCTTTGAAACTAGAGGCTCAGACAACAAAGATAAAGATGCAGAGCTTATACTAAATGAGGTATGGAGTCTTTTTTATGAGACAGAGAAGCTGGATATCTTAGATAACCTTGAAAAGAAGGTTGTAGGGCTGCAAGGGCGAGGTTTCAAGTATCTCTACATGAAAGATAATCGTGTAAAGATAGCAGTAGTTGACCCTTACGACATTGATAGTGACCCACGAGTTAATCCTTTGGATATAAACACCGCCACATACTTCAATCACAAGCACATATATGCACCATTAAGAGCTATTCTCGCTAATCCTTCATACGAAGCTAGTGCTAAACAGACACTTAAAGTGTATTTAGATTCTAAACAAGGTTTAATGGAGTCCGCTCGAAGTGATGAAGAAGCAGCAATGAGACGCCAGAGACTTGAAAATTTAGGTGCTAATAACTTTGATGATTACCGAGCTAGTGACGTGATGATTGAACTCAACCGGTCACACAAGCTATTGTGGAATAAAGAGACTGAGAAGTTCGAGCGGTATCTTATCGTATTTGCACTAGATAATGTTGTGCTGTATAAAAAACTCCTTAAGGAAGCTATTGGAATCGACTACTTACCGTATTCCACTTGGGCGAGTGACCCTGATATTAACGATATTTGGAGTGACGGTATTGCGGATAATGTGCGAGGCATGAACAAAGTAATCAATATGTATTTCTCTCAAGATTTAGAGAACCGAACTTATCGTAATTTCGGCATGTATTTTTATGATACTAAGAACGGAAAGTTCACACCTAGAGGCTTTGAGGCTAAGCCATTCGGTATGTACGGAGTACCCGGCAATCCTTCTGAGATAATCCAACAGATGCAAATACAACCACTTGGCGATACACAAAATGCTATTGAGTACTTCAAGAACCTGATTCAGTCTTCAGTGGCTCAAACTCCGACTGAAAGAGGAGTAAACGAGGCAAACGACCAAACACTTGGAGAGGTGCAATTATCACTACAGCAGTCACAAACACGTCAATTGGTGGTTGCAAAGCAGTACCGAAGTGCTTGGAAAGAAACAGGTAAAATCTTTTATGATTTACTTAATGCCAACACTAAAGGACAGTTTAAACTACACAAGAAGAATAAAAGCGGAGACTATCAATCTAAAATGGTAGGACAGCCAGACTTCACGAGTTCCGCAGGATATGAAGTTGTGGTTAAGCTAAAGGCTGAGAAAGAAGCTAATGACGATATGGAGCTAAAGAAAGTGGCTTATATCAAAAATGCCTTCCAAACCAACCCTGTTGCCCTAAAGATAGCGAAACGAAAAGAACTAGAACTAGTGGGCTGGACACCAGATGAAGTAAACGAGGTATTACAAGCAGAGGAAGTGCAACAGAATCCACAGATGATGCAACAAGACCCAAACCAAGAGCCACTACCAACTAATCAACCACAACAATGAGCATACTTTCTAACTATTTAAAGAAAATTGGTGCTAAGTCTCTTGATGAGCTTAGTAGTGAAGAACAATCTACTTACCATGAATGGGAATCTGCCCTTAATGGTAGGCAGATAACAGATAAAGAGGTGCGCCAGTTCCTAGAAACGGAGCTAGAGAATGCAACTATTAGTCTAATCACCAAGACATTAGGCGAAAGAGACGACATTTTCCTAAAAATGAAGGTAGATTTTATTAGAAAGATAACGGAGTTTCTAGATGCCCCTAAAAGAGAAAAGGAGCAGATAGAAAACCTTATCAATAATCAGACATAGTATGAAAGGAAAGACACACGACCTATTAAAAGATTCTAAGTCTCATGAGAAAAAAGAGAGTAAACGAATTGAAAGAATAGAGAAAGCTAAAGATAAGAAAAAATAGTATGCAACTAACCAACCAAGACGGCTCACCTATGGTGCCGAAACTAGTAACACTAGAAGAAATCATTGCTAAACCATCATGGGAACAAGAGGACATCGACCTCCTAATTGCCTACCAAGATAGTTTGGACGATGAAACATTAGAGCGCTTAGGTATCATTGAAATCAAACCTAAGTCACCGTCCGAAGTAGAACAAGAGACAGCAGCTATCAAAAAGAAACCAAAAGTTGCATTGAAGTAGTACAAACGTGTTATAATTCTAACTAAGACCAAACCCTCCTTAAAAGGACGGTCAAATAAACTATATGGACAATCCAAACTCATTCGACGAGGAAATGCAGGACGCGCAAGCCAACCCTGACTATAACTCAGAAGGAACGGAGCAGACGGAAACTGCTACAACCCCTGTCACTCAGGCTGTTGATTACGAAACTAAGTTCCGAGAGAGTGCAAAAGAAGCTCAACGCCTCTATGCCGAAAACAAAGCTCTACGAGAACAACCTCAACAAAGTGAAACCTTTAATACAACCCCTAATACAGAGTTGTTTGATGGATTCAGTGACTTAGACGAAGATGCACAAGCGAACCTTCTATCATTCGCAGATATAGTGCGCAAAAAAGCCTTAGATGAAGTCTATAAAGACCCTGCTATAGCTTTCGCACGTTCATCCTACAATGAAAAGAAATGGGACACAGCTTTTCAAGAGGCTACCCGAGACATTCCCGAGCTTGCCGACAAAGCAGCCGACTTCCGAAACAAATACTACAATCCTAACAGTGTGCCGGATAACATGTCTGACATTATCAAAGACTTAGCTAAAATCTATTTGTTTGACTCAGCTAAGAGTGTAGGAGCTAAAGAGGAACAGGCAAAAGCTAACCGTATCAACCTAGAAGACGTTACAGGCGGTGATAAAAACCCACCATCTGTATCACGCTCAATGGAAGAATGGCAAAGAATGGCACAGGTTAATCCACAAAAGTTTGCATCACTCTCTAAAGAGTTTAATGAAGACATGAAAAAATAATGGATTAGGGCTTAAACACCCTTAACATGAGTCAATCACTAGCAGCATTCACCCCAATTAAGTTCTCACTTAAATTGGTAGAAGTGCTATACAACGAAACAATCTACACATCCGTAACTAACACTAGCTACGAAGGTGAAATCAAGAACGCAGGAGACCGAGTACGTATCCGAACCGCAGCTAAAATCACTCTTTCTGCTTACACAAAGCAAATGACATTGGTTGCACAAGACCTCAACCCAACTGATGAAGACCTAGTTATCGACCAACTAAACTACTTTAAGTTTGAAGTTGATGACGTAGATAAGATTCAGAATGATATTGATACAATCAATACATACGCATCAGACGCTAAAATGTCTATGTCTGAACTTATCGACACAAACATCCTTGATTACGCTCGAAAGAATGTAGGTATGTCTACTGGAAACGTTACCTCTAACGCTATCGGTACAGCTTACGCAACAGGAACTGTATCTATCGCTACTACTGGAGTAGTTACTGGTTCAGGTACTACTTTCACAGCAGCAATGGTGGGTGGTTATTTGAAGGCAGTTGGCCACACAAGCCAATACCTAGTAACAGCTTATGCATCAGCAACTTCTATCACTGTCTTAGACCTTGATGCAGTAGCTTATACAGGTGGCGTTATCACTGGTGCAGCTTTCAACATTGCAGCAGCAACAGCTATCGCATTAACTAAGTCAAACGTATATCAGTACATGGTTCAACTTGGTACAGTCATGAGTCAAGCACTTACACCACGTGCTGGCCGATTCGTTGTTGTTAACGCAGCATTCGAAGGTATCCTACGACAAGCGCCTGAGTTTATTCCAGCAGTAGAATCAGCGTACAATGACGTAATCAAGAACGGTAAAATCGGACGTATTGCCAACTTTGATGTTCACTTCTCTGAACTAGTTGCTGGCAATAACACAACTGGTTTCTGGTTCTGGGCAGGTACAAAAGACTTTATGGCTTTTGCAGCTCAAATCATGAAGACTTCTGTTATTCCAAGTGAAACAGACCCTAACTCATTCGTTTCAACCGCTAAAGGACTTCTCGTTTTCGGACGTAAAGTTTGCGAAGGAAACCGTGGACGGGCAGCAGTTCTACGAGGCACAATCGCGTAACTCTTTAGGCTCACTCTCTCCCGAGGGTGGGCTTATAAGGTTTATCAATAGCCTATCATTATGACAACACTTGAAATATTAAAACTAGCTAAACGAAAGTTACTTGAAGTGACAACTGATGTTCTGCCTGATGACATTATGTTGATTTTTGCTAATCAGTCCTACATGGATGTGTACAAGCAAGTCTTCCCTATGTCTGACATAGCCTCTACAACGCTCACAATGACCGTAGGCGCGTCTACGTTACCGAGTACGTTTGGTACTATGTATGGAGATGCAAGTGACTCTAGTGGCAATTTTTACCCCGAAGTGCCTATTGAAGATTTCCACCGTGAGCAGTTAGAACGGATGGTTACTATTGAAGCTGGTGAACTTAAAGTTTACCCAACTACCACAACCTCACTAGTTGTTCGCTACTGGCCTAAACCAGATGTGTTATCTAACTTACAAGACCCTACTATTGATGAATACTTCCACGAGGTAATTGTCTACGGCATTATTTCTCGTGCGCATGAAGACCTACAAGATGAAGAGTTGTCCACTTTCTATAAACAGAAGTTCAATAACATGCTAACTGAAAAAGTAGAAGCTCAATCAAACTATGAAGAGGCTAACCAACGCGGCGCGGTGATGTTTAACTACCAGAATCTTATCTAGTATGCCAATAAAGAAACAACCATTCACCATAATTAAAGACAAATTGGTACAGGCTGTTGATGTAGATGATAGCCGGGGACGTTCTGTTCCTATCAACATGAACTATGTCGAGGAGGGTTATCTAGCAAAAGACACAGGTTGTGACTTATTCGGTGTGGCTTCTACAGATAAAACTCACTCTCTATTTGTCTACAAGAAGAAAGACGGCACAAAGTACCGTATCAGAGCAGCCGGGGAGCACCTACAATCAGAAACAGCAGGTGTTTGGAGTAATATCAAACGAGGTGATGTAACTATGACTATTGCCAGCCCAGCAGTTGTTACTTTGACATCACACGGCTTAGTATCAGGTAGCCCAATCTCTTTTACAACTACAGGAGCATTACCTACTGGTGTGGTGGCTGGAACTAAATACTATGTCATTGCTACAGGACTCACAGCTAACGCCTTTCAGTTTTCAGCTACAGTAGGAGGTGCTGCTATTAACTCTAGTGGTACACAATCAGGTACACATTCAGTCTATTCACGCTACACGGCAGATGCAGAGTTTGGTTACATTGTTTATGATAATATACTTTACTTTGGCAATGCAGTAGAAAACTATACCCACTTTAACGGCACTTTATTTACTGAGATAGCCGCCTTGCCTAAAGGAAATATCTATGAAATCTTTGAAGATAGACTGTTTATTACAGGGGTAACAGCCGAGCCATTGACTGTTTATTACTCAAACGCAGGCGTGCCAACTACTTTTACCCCCACGGACGTGGTTAAACCTCTTGATACAGACCATACAACAGGCTTAGTAAACTACTTTGGCTCACTTCTTATATTCAAAGAGGAAAGTATCTGGAAATTAACCTTTATCTACGACCAAGTAGTGTCTTTATTCATTCCAAAGCTAGAATCACAGAACAGAAACTATGGTGCAGTAGGTAGAAAGTGTATCTCATGGGTAGAAAATGATGTCTGGTTCTTTAACGGACGTGAGATTCGTTCAATTGGGTTCAAAGACCAGCAAATTGGGGTACTAGGAGTCAATAACTCTGTACTATCAGAACCAATTAAGGAAACTTTAGCCTACTTAACTGTAGCCAACTACACAAAAGTTACTACTTTCTACTACAACAGACGCTTTTTCCTATCACTTCCTCTTACTGGAACAGAAAACGGCACTACTTTTGTGTGTCACTTACTTCATGGTAACAATTGGACTAAGTCTACAAGCCGCATAAAGGCTCAAATTAACTCAATGGTAGAGGATGATGGAGTTATCTACTCATCTAAGTCTCAAACCCCGTATGGGACACTACAGTGGACTACAGGGCTTAATGACAATGCTGTTGCTATCCCATCAACTGTGACTTTAAAAGCTATTGAAGATGAAGATTTCTCACGGGTTAACGTCTACCGCTACCTAGACTTAATGTTCAAAGACTTAAAGGCTAGGGTAACAACTACTCTTAAACAAGACGCTAACGACTTCCGTATAGCTAAGACCAAGACCTTTATTGTGGGACTAGATGTAGAGGACGAAGAGAACGCTATCGGAGAAGTGCCAGTAGGTAGGATGTTGGTGGGAGATTCATTCGGAGAAGTGCAACTTACCTCGCCATTCCTCAAACGAAGAATCTCATTCCTTTCAAAAGCACAGGCACTAACAATCGAACTATCAAACAATCAAACAGACGAAACCTTCACTATTGCTCAGTTTGCACTTAGTGGACACAAGAACCCACGAAAACAGTTTAGCTCAAAAAACATTATTAGTATTGGCTAACGTGGTATAATTAACATTAAATATGGCTATCTCAACTCTACAAAACTTTTATAAAGAAACAGTAGCAGTCGCTTGTACAACAGGTGCAACTAACATCTACGTAACAACCAAACCAACACCTACTAATGGTTATTTGGTTATTTCTGCGGGTACAGAATCACTACGAGAAATCGTAAAATACACAGGAATAGGCACAGATGGTACAGGAGACTATGTAACTATTGCACTAGCTGGGGATAGAGGACTTGGTGGAACTACAAACCAAACTCATGCAGTAAGAGAAACTGTACGAATGAACTACACAGCACAACACCAAACTGAGATTGACGATGCTATTAACGCCATTGTAGCTGGAGGTGCAGTAGACGCTAGTACTACTAACAAGGGTATCTCAAAGCTATCAGTAGCTCCAGCAAGTGCTACCGAGCCTATTGCTATAGGAGACAACGACCCTAGAGTAGGGACACAATCTAACCTAGTAACTACAGATGAGAAAGCATTTTTGTCTACTGTTACAGGTATGTTATTCATGTACGGAGCAGCAACAGCCCCTACAGGATTCTTGCTGTGTAATGGAGCAGCCGTTTCAAGAACAACATACGCAGACCTATTTGCAGTAACAAGTACGAGTTACGGAGTGGGTGACGGCTCTACTACTTTCAATGTACCAGACTTACGCTCATCTTTCCCTGTTGGTTACGGTCAAAAGACTAAGGCGTTTACTTTCCTAGATGCCGCTGTAAACGTGTCTACTAATGTTATTACCGTTACGTCTAATAAATTCCTATACACAGGTCAAGCAGTAGTCCTTTCAACTAGTGGAGTACTCCCAGCAGGACTCTCTGCCACTACCTACTACATAATTTACGTCTCAGATACCACAATAAAACTAGCTACATCAAGAGCTAACGCAGACGATGGAACAGCCGTTGATATCACCGCCGCAGCAGGAGGAGGTACTCATACTCTTACACTAACTCTAACTAGTCGAGCCTTAGCAGATGAAGGTGGAGAGGAAAGTCATACGATTCAGACTGAAGAGTTAGCAAGTCACACTCACCCTCTCTATGACTATTCTATTGGTTCTGACACCGTTATTACTGGTGACGGTTCTGGGGCTTATTCTTCTGGTCAAAATACCGCTGCAACAGGTGGCGATACCCCCCACAACACTATGCCACCATTCGTCACTGTTAATTACATTATAAAAACTTAATATGGCACTACTATCTAAATCAGAGTACGACAAGTACCTTAAACAAATCCAAGGCGCTCAGAAGCAAGTCAATCAGATTTCTTCTACAATCAACAAACCTGCTCCTACTGGAAAGGTAGCTGGTGCTTCTACCAAACTTAACGCTGCTCAAATCGGTGGTGCTTCGGGTGTAGGATTTGAAACACCAGAGAATCAAGTAGCTGTCTCAAGCCAAGTACAAACTGCTTCTGAACAAGGTAACTCAAAGGCTACTGTTGGACAAAGTAACACTGGAGGGGGCACAGCACCCACTACTATGTCACGAGAGCAAGCTAGTTTTGCACTTAGAGGTGCCGGACTAGAGGGATTAGTTGACTCAAAGAAGTTTAAAGGACTGTCACCACAAGAAGGACAGCGCAGGATTCAAGAGGAAAAAGCAAAGCGTCAAAGCCAAGTTACAGCTAATACTACTTTTGCCTTTAATCCTGAAACTATCGCAAGTACTAAAAAGATTGTTGACCGTGTTGGTATCGGTATCAACGACATAACCAACCAGCCTTTTGATAGTAAAGGGACACAACAGGATAAAATTAAATCAGCCCTTGAAGCCTCAGCACGCAACATCGCCTCACTATTTAGCTCACAAGAGGAATACAATAACGCAGTAGCTAGTAACCCACAGTTACAGCAAACTTTAGATACATACACCCGACTAGGGGGAGATGTACAAAATATTGCAGGCAAAATTACAACGCCAGTTGTAGATAATACACCAAAGACTACCTCAGAGTACCTTGCTAATTTATCGAACCCACAAGCTAATCAAGAGGCTGAACAAAAAGCCAAAGATGAGCTAATACCAGAGAAGGCACTCATCCAAGACGAAATTGCACGACAGCACCAAATCCCCGACCAATTCCGTGACTTATACTTTGGTTCAGAAGAACAGGTAGGGATATTAGAGATGAAGAAGAACCAAGCAGTTGAAGAACAACGTATAATCGAACGTAAAGAAAAAGATGCAGAAATTTCATACAAAGCAAAAGCACGACTAGCTATTCAAAAAGAAGAAGCGAGTGTTCGTGTACAAGAGGCTGAAATAGAACAGAACCAACTTGCAGCTAAAAATTACATGACGGGTATGTTGTCTAAACTTGGTGCGCTTAAAACTACAGGAAATGCACCACTTGCCCTACAAACTCTTGACTCTAAGTTCCAAATACAGAAACAGACATTAAAGAGTAACTACAATTACTACAAGCAAGAAATCAATATTAGCTTAGAGGACGCACTCAATAAGCTTGAAACTGATACTGATGAACAGGTGTTAACCCTAGAACAAGACCTTACTAAGGATTACACTGACATCACTAAAGAAATAAACAAACTACAACAAGCCGCCGACAAAGAAACATTCAACCTCACTACTAAGTACGCAACTCTACTGAGAACACGCACAACAGCTTACACAAAAGAACTTAAAGCCGAAGCCGAGAAACAAGCCAAGGCTTACGCTAAAATTGCTGGTGGTGGTTTAGACCTAAATGCACTTTCAAACTCAATAGGAGGGCAAACAGGGGGACAATCAGAGGGTATGGAAGGTCAGTACTATAAAGGTAAAGGGGTACTTAATCCACTTGGAGGCTTTAATAAAGTTGTAATGACTAAAGCAATGGAGACAGAAGTCGCAGAGGCTAACCTAGTAGGGACTGATACAATTAAAGCTTATGTAAATCTCACCGCTGCTAATCGTAGACTCGTCCAACAGTTTGCTATTGATTCAGGTAAATCAGTCTCACTAGCTAAGTTAAAGGAGATTATTAGTAAAGAAAAGAAAACTACCGACACCACAGACACTTCTGGAATGTCAGAGGCGGATAAATTAAAAGCAGAATCATCTAATCTATTTTAAGCATGAGTATTTTCAACACCTTATTTAGCAAAGCTAAAGAAATAATCGATGGGGGAAAGGATGTTGTATACAAAAAGGCACCTGCACCAGTTATTCTGCCAAAACAACCATATCAAGTCTCACAAGGATTCCCTCAATTAACAGCTTTAAAGAATACACCTAAACAACCACAGCCTGTTTTTGGTGTACCTCAAACATCTTTACCAATTCCTGCCGTGGGTAAGACCACAGAAAGTACTGCACCGGAACTACTAGAAAGCCCAATGGGCGGTAAATTCGTAATTCCATCAGTGCTTAAAAGCGTAGCTCAAGGCACCGCTAGAGGCGCATTAGCTACTGAATTTGCCTTACTGGATAGAATTAGTGGCACAAATCCCGAAGTATCTAATAAACTTGAGTTCGTACCTAAGAGTTGGTTATCTAAAAATATATTAGGAGAAGAACCAGTGTCGGTTAAATCAGAAGCTATCGACCCGCTAACCCAAGGTATAACATGGCGTGGAAAAAACTATCTAAAAGTATCAGAACGCGCAGCAAATAAATATGGTTTTCCTTTACTGGTACTATCAACCGCACTGGATACAATTACTGGTGGAGGTAAAAAGAAACTAATTCAAGATGCTTTAGTTGGAGCTGGAAATGTAAATACTGCACGTAAAGTCTTAAAAAACTACGGTATCGGTGACGAGATTATAAAAAAATATAATTTAGAAAAGCGTGTAGTTGGTATTAAAACACCAGAACAAGCGACTGATTTTATAAAGCGCTTAGAGACATCAGTAAATAACGCTAATGCCACCAAGATAGCATCTAACATGACCGAAGAAGACGCTGGCATCTTGCGCGAAATGTACACTAAACCACCGGCTGAAATAACAGACAAGATGGTAAATGAGTATAATGTCACCCAAGGTATGCAATTAGATAAGTTGCCTTTTGATGAGCGTAAAGGAGCTATTCAGAAAATCATTAACGAATACGACAAACGTTGGGGCGGTGTAGACGAAGTATTGAATCCAACAGTTAAACTTAACCGAGCTGGAGCGATGGATATTAAAACACCTACTACTAAACTAGTAGAGCAGACACCTACTCCTGTATCAGCCCAACCGAAAGGAATGATAGCCAACGCCCTAGATAACCTTAAAAATCCTGCTACAAGGCAAGGTGGACACATAGGCTTAAATAAACCAAGTGAATACCCTAAAGCTAAAGCAGTTAATGACCCTAAGAGTTATAAATCAGCGGAGGAGTATGTGAAGGCACAGGGGGAGGTAAGGAAACTTGTTGGTGATACTCAGTTTAGTAGGAGTATGAAAGAGATGTCTCATATTCCTGTTGATAAGGATGGGTTTATTACTTTATATCGTGGTAGTGGTTCTTCTGTGGAGAAGGGGATAATGGAACCATTCACATCAATGACCGACACGAAAGAGTTGGCAAGTTTCTATGGCGAGAATATACAAAAGATAAAAATTAGACCAGGGGATGTTATTTCTTATGGTGAACAAACACAAGGCGGGTTGGGAGGAAAAACAGGTTTAGTGATTCAAAACCCCCTAGACCTTGTTAAGTACAGAGATTATTATGGACTAAGAAATGAACATAGAACCAAATCCCAACTCACCCAAGAATGGAACAAAGCAAACCAAACCCCAACGCTCCCCAAACCAAAACCTGTATCTGTATCATCCGATAATCTTACCACAGAAGCGTTGAAGTATAAGAGTGCGGAGGAGTTTGTGAAAAAGATATGGAAAGAAGAAGTACAAAAAGCATACGCTCCTACGGAAATAATAAACAGGAAGAACGTAAAAAACGCAATCTTAGCTAGCACTAATAAAGAGTCTATGGGGGTAACACCTAAAGCACAATTTATTAAATCGTACCCTGATGTATATCATGGAACCATTTTTGGTGATGTTGCTAAAACAGGTCCTTCTGCTGATAACTTCTATAATAACTATGGCGCTGCTTTCTTTTCTACTAATAAAGCGGTTTCTAAGACGTATACAGATGTGTCTAAGCGTTTATTTATACCATCAGACCAAGCTATTAAACCAAGTCTGAAATCGTATAAAGTAATGTTAGATAATCCAAAAGTAATTGATTGGGAAGGGAAAGTTTGGCATGGCACTAACGAAGCTATAGCATTAGCAAAGAAAGATGGTCATGACGGCATTATTATAAAAAACGTGATTGACACTTACGATAAATCAAACGTAGTGGCGGATAACATTGTTGTTTTTAACAACAATGCAATAAAGTCACCCTCTCAAATTGGAAAGATATACGATGAAGAATTAGCAAAGCTTGGAAGTGTAACAGACAGGCGTACCCAACTAACCGACATCTACAACAAAGCACACGGTAAACCCAAAGGCATACTGGCTAAACTAGCCGACAACTACAAGAACATGACACCAGCCGAAAAGCAGGGGGGATTTATTGGTAATAAGCCAAAAGAGTTTCCTAATAAACCAGCCAAAAAAGCCAATCCTTTCATTAAAATTAACGCTGAGATTAAAGATATACGTAACGCGTTAAAGAATAAAGACTTAAACGCCAACAAAATAGGGGAGTTGACTACCCGTATAGATATTGCGGAAGATACGTTACCTGATGTGAAAAAACTAATACAAATAGGTGGTCGGGAATTAAATCAAGGTACGGATTTATCGCAAGTGATGGTAACAGCGATGAGGAAGAGACAGCTAAACCCTATCGCTAAATCAATGACAAGAACGGAAGCGGAAAAGGTTTTACGTGAGCAGTCTATGACTCTTGATGGTACAAAAATTAAAGTACACAACGCTAAAACTATCGAAGCGGCTAGAATTGTTAGACGTACGGACTTAGATAGTGCTGTAACGGAGTACGGTTTCAAAGATTTAGAAGAAGCACAGAAAGCGATTGCTGATTTAGGGCAGTCAAAAGAAATGATTGCGGACATGAGGCAGGAGCTAAAGCCCCTTAAAGCTCAACGTGCATTGTCTAATCAGGTAGGAAAAGCGGTACAAGTGGCTACTACAGCAAGGCGCTCATACGTTAAATTCTTATTAGACCAGTTTCAATTAGCAGATTCCGATATTAAGAATCTAGTAAACGGTAGAGATTTTAGACTGATGGGTGATACTGAGTTTTCAACTTTTGTTAATAAGATGGAACAGAAGGCTGTACAGATAGCGGATACTCGACAGGCTAAAATGGAGTTGATGGCTCTGCTTGAAGATAAGAACTTTATAAAAGTAGAGAATTATCGAAAAGCGCAGAAGTTACCACCAGTATCGCAAATGAACAAAGCTCAGTTCAACCAATATGCCAAATCATTAGAAGAGTTTCCAACAGGCGATGAGTTTCTATCTCAACGTACTATCGAAACTATAGACAGGACACCACTGGAGGGAGTGCGTACGATGAGAGAAGTGAGGGTTCGTCTACATGAACAGTTAGTTAAAGACCCACAGTATAAGGACCTGAAACTTGATGACCTTAAAGACCTCAAAGCTGATTCCCTCGACCTTGTACGGTATGACACAGCTCTAGCCGAGAAGAATCCGTTTTATAACCTAGTTGTAACTCGTACCCAAACAGCCATAATGAAATCTAAGGCTGATTTCTTAGTTGTGCAAGATGAAATAAACAGACTGACTAAACTATCAAATAAATCACGTAGTCAAACTGTGTTCGGTAAAGTAAAGCACTCATTTGTACCAAAACAAACAGGTGTTATTAAGTACCTAGAAGCCCCTACACCTGATGCTAAGGCACTTGCCAGTAAGTCTTTAACTAAAGAGGAGCTAAACTTAGCTAGTTACATGGAGCAGTACTACCGCGGAGCTTATGACCATTTGGTAAAGATAGAAGAATTAAAGGGAAGTAGGTATGCAGATGCTTATTTTACCCACACAAAAAAGAAGTTCTTGGAAACTTGGAGTGATGACGGATTCATAGATGCAATACACAGTTGGTTCGCTGCTAATGCAGATGAAGCTAAGATTGCTAACATTATTGACCAAGACACAGGTAAAATTTTACCTAAATCAAAATTCTTTCAGTATACATTAAGGCGTACCGGTAACATCGCGCCAAGTGAAAATGCCACACAAGTATTCTTAAACTATGCTAAACAGTTTGAACGTAAGAAAATGTTTGACAGCATTATTCCTGAATTAGACGTATACACACAAGCCCTCACACCAACAAACCTGACACCTAAAGGACTTGAGATGGATAGAAGCTTAAAGGACTTTGTAAATAAGTATTTAAACAATAAAAAAGCGAGACGTGAAAACTTTGGTGGTCTTATTAAACAAGGAGGGAAAGCAGATGTCACACTAAGAATCGGTAATACGTTCGTTTCCCTAATGGACTTAGGACTTAACGTGTTTGCTAGTGCGGCAACGTCTGTAGGAGAGTTAGTTTCGACTTACCAAGCATTGGGTAAGGTTGGAATGGCTAAAGGTTTGAAGCGTAGAATATGGGACACTGGACTAAAACGAATGTCAGACCCTAACGCCGTTAAGATTCTAAAAGAAGCTGAACCTTTCATTGGTCGTAACTTTTGGACAGAACTTAGCGAAGCTAATATACCTGCTACTGATAAGGCTCTCACCGCTATCTTTGCTCCATTCTCACAAGCTTCCACAGAGGCAAACAAAATATTCTTATTGGCTAGTCTTACTGATGATGAACTAAAACTAGGCAAAATATCAGCAGAACGAATGGCTAAACTCCGACTAGAGGCTGGGCGCTGGCGTGACATGGGAGCTGATGTCAAATCAATAGTAGGCTCAACCTCTCTAGGGGCGACAGGAGTTAAATACAAAGGGTGGGCTGTTCCAATCGCCAGAACAAACATTAAAAACCTTACCGACATTGCACAAATGTTAAAGAGTGGGAATCTCAAAACTGCTGTTACATCAAAACAAATGCAGGAGACTTACCGTGCTATTGAAAGCACTCTAGTAATCTACACCGTAGGGAATTACATCCTTTCTGAAAATGATGAAAATACTTTTGTAGGAAAACTAAACGCCAGAATACAGCGCGAGGCTCTTACTATCCTGGGAGGTATTGACCCGACTATGTTCATTTCTGCACCTAGACTCGCCACTTTTGTGAGTGACTTAGCGAAAAACTTAAAGTCCCTAATCTTATTAGAGGAATACAAGGCTACTACAGCAACATATAAAGAGGGTGACTTAAAAGCTATCCCTAAACTTAAAAAACAATTTACACCGACCGCCTTTAAGCAATTCCAAAGTAAGACACCAAGTACAGGAAACACAGAACTTGACCAAGCGCTTAAATCCGATAAAGAACAATCCGCATCATTGTCTGAACAAGCTACTTTAATTGCCAAGGAGATGATGGAAGTCCCACCGATTGAAGCTAAAACAAGACTAAATGCACTTATAGAATCAGACCCTATATTAGCTCGTAAAGTAGTAGATAAAATAAAAGAAGACAAACTAGGTCTTACGGGAGAAGATAAGGCTATAAAATCCCTAGGGGTAGAAAATGGAGCGAGGGCTAGATATATTGTTACTCAACTTAACAAGCTAGATAGTAAAGAAGCTAAGACAGAATACTTGAACACTTTAATTGACAAGAAAGTAGTATCCGATTCAGTGATGAAACAAATTAAAGAGGAGTTGAGTAAATAATGTTATAATATACCTAATATGAAAAAAGACCCCTTCGAAAAAGAAAGAGCCGCGGCTAAAATTAAAGAACAAAAATTAACCTCACCAATGGAGAAGTTCTATGAAATGATGCTTAAAGAGTCTAAAGGTGAGAAAGGGGACACTCCTTTAATTGGTAAAGATTATTTCACTAGAGAGCAAATAGCCTCTATTAAAAGTGACATTCTTTCAAGAATACCACCTGCAATAGACGGTAAGGATGCCGACTATGATTTAGTATTTAACTACGTTACTCAACAGGTAGAAAAAAAAGTAAAAGAAGAAGTGGCAAAAATCCCACCAGCTAAGAACGGAGAAAAAGGGAAAGATGCAGTAGTAGACATCCCTGCTATTGTAGAATCGTTACTAAAAGTAATGCCGAAGATGGACAGTGAAAAAGAGGAGATTGACTACCTCGGAGTAAAAGACTACATCGATAAACAGATTTCTAAAATTAAAGTAGAAGCCCCTTTAATGAGGAACGGCGGTACAAACTCGCTGCGACAACTAACAGACGTTGACTTATCTGGCTTATTAACTGATGCACAAGGTAACTACATACTAGGAGGTACTTCTGTAGCTAACCTAGACGACCTTACTGACGTAAACACCCCTACCCCCTCTACTAACGACGTTCTAACGTGGAACGGTGCAGAATGGATTGCAACTCCTCCCCCTGGAGCTTCTGGTGGTGAAGCTAACACAATAACCAACGTAGGTGTTGGCGGTGTAGGACTCTATAAAACTAAAGTAGGTGTAGACCTCAAGCTAAAAAACATCAACGCTGGCTCTGCTGACGTAACTATCACTGACGATACTGGAAACGATGAAATCGACATTGACCTTAGTGCAGCACGTAAGGCAGAAATCACAGCCAACACCGCTAAAGTTTCTTACACAGACGCAGCCAAAGTAGCGGGAATAGA